CCCCCGCCGCTCCAAGATCGCCAGCAGCTTTTCGTGGTTCACCCGGTAAAAGTATTTGCTTATGTCCAGTTTCAGGCAGTACCAGCCCGGCCCCGGCTTGCGCTGCACTTGGCACATCCAGTATTGCAGGCGCTTGGCGGCCTTATGGCTGCCCTTGTCCTTTCGGCAAGCGTAGGAATCCTCAATAAAAAGCCTGTCATAGATCGGATTCAAATACAGGTACAGGCTCCATTGCACAATTCTGTCCGGGTAGTCCAGCGCCATCACCAGCCGCTTCTTGGGCACATACACCCACAGCTTGCGGTATGGCCCCAGCACATAGCTGCCGTTCATCATACCTTGCTGTATGGTGAACAGGTTATCTTCAAGCCGCGCGGTAAAATTCAAAACCTCGGCGCGGTATCGCTTGCCCTTGCGGGCGTTCCTGTCAGCCTCAATCAGCCAACCAAAATTGCACACCACCGGCCAAGCGTTTTGAATCACCGTCATTTCCTGCTGACAGTGTTTCATCCAATGATCTCTCCAAGCCGTGTGTGGCGTTTCCGCCTCCACGGCAATACAAATTTTTTCCCGCCCTGTCTAAGTGGGAACGGAAACAGGCCCCTTTTAGTCTGCACTTCCTGCTGTACCCCGTAGGCCACAGCCCCCTTGCGGCGCAGAACCACCGCCCTAAATTGGCATTTAACAGACGAAAAGCGGAACGGCCCCCGATGTTGCCGTTGGCATTGGAGCGCGGGTTGTTCAGGTTGGAATTGAACACCCCAGCGTTGCCGCCATTGTTCCAGTTGCCACCGCGAATCAGGCACCGTAAATGGCCCATTCCCAAAGAAAAACAGCTACTTTTTCACGCTGGCAATATACTTGCCCAGCAAGCAGCCGATTTCTGTATTGTACCTTGCCCATGTTTCGTACTGGTGCATGGACAGCGGCGGGGCAAACTTCGCACCGCAAAGGTCTTTGTCTGCCGCCATCCTCACCAGATTGCGCAGCCATTCCAGTTCCACATCAAGCTCCTGCGCGGTAGTCTTGCGGTAGTATTTCTTTTCCAGCTCAACGGCCAAATGGTACATTTTCAGCATGGAAACCCGCATATCATCCGCAAGGTCACGATCTTTCCGGCTAAAATTCTTGGTAAGTGGTCTGCCGTACTTCATCATTTCCCCAATTTTCTCTTTCAGACGGAACGGCTCATAGCTGCCCGGCGCGGGCATTTCGCTCTGCATAGCTTGTTCACCTCCTCCAAAATTTCCCCCAAACCCACCCGGCGCATTGCGCCTGCCATAAGCCCCAAAAAATTTGCCCGCGCACAGCGCGGGGCGTTGTTCCCGTTGCTGTGTGTGGGCTTTTCCTGCTTACCGCCTCACTATCGTTCGGCGTTCAGTGTTTCAGGGCGCAGTGTACAGTTATTCGTAAAAAGCGGAACGGCCCCCGAAGTCGCCGAAGGCATGGGAGCGCGGGCTGCCCAGGCTGGAACGGAACACCCCAGCGTTGCCGCCATCGTACCAGTTGCCACCGCGAACCAGGCACCGTTCGGCCTCGGCGTTGTTGATGTAGAAATAGTCGCCGCCGTAGGTGGCGTCAATGCCGTCACCCGTCAGCGCAGCGTCGGGCAGCATGGCAAGCGCCTGAAGCAGCAGCTTTGCCGCAGCGCCAATGCTGCTGTCGCAGGTAACATCCTTAAAACTGCAACCGTTCGCGCCAGTGGTGTGGGCAATGGTGGTGCTGTAAGTCCATTTGCCGCTGATAAAGTCCAGCTTCACGGTGCCCTGCGTGGTACCGTTGCCGTCCGGGGCCACCAGCTCACCGGTGGCGGCGGAAATAGCTTTCCACGCAGCGCTGCTTGCGCTCATGTCACAAGTGGGCGTGGCGGCGTTGTTGTCGGCAATCACCTGTACCTCGCCTTTCACAAGGCGCAGTCCGGCGCACCACTCCCACACATTGCCGTTCAAATCCCAAATACCCTCCAAGGTGCCGTCATGGCTCCAAGTAACAGGGCCGGTGCCAGTGGCAACGCGCCCGGTCTTGTCGTTGTCCTTGCCGGTGGGGATTGCGCGGTACAGGCTTTCGCGGGTGTCCTTGCCGTAGTTGTTGTTGCCGTAGGGTTCCTTGCCCGCCTTGTGGCACCACAGGGCAATGGCTGCCCACTCCGCGCAGGTGATCTCATGGAACTTGCCGCCCTTGGCGCGGTTGTAGCTCACAAAGGTATCAAGGCCCGCCGTGTTGGCCGGGTTCTCGCCGGGCAGGCTGTACGCTCTGCCGTTGTAGTGGCTGGTCTGATACTTGCCCACCCAAAAGCCGTCGATCTCCACGCCGTTCACCCTGAACGCGGGGTGTACGCTGGTGTCGGCGGTAGAAAGCACATCACACAGGCGGAATTTCGGAATAAACACCATAATGCTCGGCATTTCCTTGTCGTCGTACTTCATGGCGTTGTTGGGGCAAACGCTTTTCAGGGCCAGTTCGGCCATATCAAAATTAGCCATAGGTTCGTCCTCCTTTATCAGTGAATCATAATGCCATCAATGGCAAACAGGTACAGGGTCACATCCTCGGTGTCCAGCGGCTCCGGGGTGCGGGTCACGGTTTCACGGCTCATGCCCTCGGTGTTCTCACCGCCCTCGGCCTGCGCGTCGGTTTCCTGTGCCGTGGTCACGGTTTCGGTGTACTTCCGCGCGGGGATTTCCACCTGTGCCGCGTAGTACAGGCCGCGCCCGGTGGTCAAATAGCCCTCGCTGTCCACCATAATGTCGCGGGTCACGGGGTCGTCCTGCTGGTAGCGGGCAAGGTCAAGGGTCAGCGCACCGTCCGCAAAGTCCAGCTTTGTGCCGGTCAGGTTGTAGTTGATTTTCTTGCCCTCGTTTTTCTCAATGATTTTCATGCTCTTATCCTCCTGTTACTCGGTGGGTTCCGGGTCGGTCATGCCGCCCGTCACTCTGATCTGCACTTTCACGGTGGTGGCGCTGCCGTCATGCACCAGCTTAAAGCCGTTGCGGGCACGGTCAGTCACCCGGATATTGCCCAGCCTGCCGCCGCTGTACGCCAGCACTGTTACCTCCACGCCGTAATTGGTGCTTTCGCGCAGCTGCGCAAGGGCAATGGTGGTGGGCGTGTTGTTAAACGGCCACTTGCTGCCGGTCTGCGCCAGCGTGGCCGTGTGCATCTCGTCGGCGTAGTTATAACCGTCCTGCACCGCCTTAAACTGCATAATTGCCCCGGCAAGGGTCATGTCGGAAATGCCCAGCTCCATATTGTTAAAATGCTGCTGGTCAAGCAAGGTGCCCTGCTGGATAACCTCGCCGCTCTGGTCAGTTACATGGTCTTTCCAATAACTGCGGTCATAAGCCATGGGTTTGTCCTCCTCTCTTTTACTCCTCGGTTTCGATCAGCGGGAATGTAAAGCGCAGCAGCGCCACATTCAGGCTGGTGCGTTTCAGGCTGATACTCTGCTGTCCGGCCAGTGCGCCGTTGATGTCGTACACCCTTACGCCCGTGATCGTGTCGGCCTGTCCAAAATTCGGTACATTCACAAACACGACCACATTCGTGCCGATGATCTCCTTGCTGTTCACGGTGCCGGTCTGCCATGCCCCGCCGTTCAACTGGTATTGGAACCTGTCAACGCTGCGCAGCAGTTCTTCCCGCCGGTCATTCAGGAATTTGTCGGTAAAAAAAGCCATGCTCGGTTTTCCTCCTTTCCCGGTTGTTTATGGCATCGTACCGCAGCGGTCTTGCCCGCTGGCGGACGGTACGGCTGTAAATGCTTCGGCGGCCTCCACGCCGCCCTTGCTCCCGTGCAGCTCTGCACGGATAGAATAGCCCGCCGTTCCTTGGTACATAAACAGCGGGTTTTGCTTTCCGTACTGGCCGTTAGCCTTTTCAGTTTCCATGCTGTGCCTCCTCCGGCAATGTGCCTGCAAATTCAGGGCTTGCGGTGTAGCCGGTTGCAACTCCACCGCTCCGCAGCGCCCCGCAAACTGAATAGCCCACCGTCGCCGGAACGGGCAGTGTGCCGGTAAACTCCGGGCTTACGGCAAACGCTCCCGGCTGGCCGCCTGTCAACAGCGCATGGTGTGCCGTATAACCCAAAGTGGCAGGCATCCACCACGCGCCGCAGTAGACCGTGCCGCACTCCGGCACGGTGTATGCCCACTTGTCCACCCTGCACCCGGTAGCCAGCGTGTGGCGCACCATGTAGCTAAGGCTTTCAAGGTGGGCGCTCCACCGTTTCGCGGTAATAAGGCGGCGCTCCATTTCCGCCGGGCTGTAAATAATGGCCGGGTGTTCCTCCGTTGTGTCTGTCACATTGATATACAGGCGGAAAGTGCCCGGCTGCCCGCCGTACTCGAACCATTCTTCCAGCATAGTGCCGGGGTAAATGGCGTCGGCTTGCAGCTTTACCGCGCCCACAGTGCCCATTAGGCGGCGTACCGTCAGGGCCGTCTTGATAATGCGGCGCTTTTGCTCTACGCTGTACCCGGTGTCGTACCAGTCCACTTTCCAGTTGATCGCCAGCGCGTCAAGCACGGGTTCTGTGGCGGTGTCAAGGCTTGTGTAAATTTGGCTGTCGTCGATATAGCGCAGCGTTCTTTCGTGCAGCACACCCACTGCCTCGCTAAGCGCCCGCACCCAGTCCTGCCCGGCAACCACGCGGGGCACAGCGTCCACAAGGCGGGCGTCCCGCAGGTCTTTAATCATCTTCCAGCCCTCCGTATGTCACGGCCTGCCCGGTGCATTTCGGCAGTTGCGTTCTGCCTACCACAATATCCGCCGGGGCGGTCAGCTTCACACGCTTGGCTCCTGCCTCGCGTATTTTGGCGATCAGCTCCGTGGGGTTAATATCTCGCCCAAGGTGCCGCTGCCAGCTTTGGTAGCTCTGCACCGCCGCCGTCACCTTTTCCTGTATGGTTCCGGCGCTTCGCTGGTCGCCGTCGCCAATCCAGTAGGTAAACGCTATGTTGTAGGGCACCTCCTCCGGCTCCACGCACACCACCTTGTCGCACAGCGGGCGCAGGTTCTCGCCGCTGATATACTCGGCCAGCTCCTCCCGCTCCGTGGCGTTCGGCAGCCGCCCGCCCTCCATCACAAAGTAAATGGCAATCACACACGGCTCCGGGCTGGTGATCTGCACATCCGTCACATCACTGCGCCATTCCCGCACATGGTATTCGTAGGCATCGCGCGGCCCGGCGCAGCTAAACCGGCTCGGTGCCAAATAGGCCCTCTCGGTCAGGCTGTCGTCGTCCTCCACATCAAGGCCGCCGGTGCTTTCGTCCACATTGCTCACACTGGCTATGTACGGGATGGGGTCAACAAGGATGTTGATTTCCCCGGCCAGTATGCCGCTGCTCTCCGCTCCGGCCTCCTCCGCCTGCACGATGGTGTCCACATAGGTTGCGCCGGGCGGTATCTCCGCATAGTCCAGCGTATTAAAATACCGCCCGCCCTGCGTTTTCACCCGCGTACCGGCGGGCACCGCCACGGTGTCGGCTCGTGCCTCTGCCAGCAAAAAGCGTTCCTTGGCCGTGGCCTTTTTGCTTTCCTGCCGTGTCAGCCCCAGCAGCGCAACCAGCGCGTCCAGTGCCTCGCCGGTGCTGGTTTTCAAAAGCTCTGCCTGTCCCTTAATGTCTGCGTACTGCATGGTTTGGTATTCGATCAGGGCAAACGCTTTCAGCAGCAGGGCCTTGGCGTCGGCCTCCCCAAGCACCAGCTCCTTGCCGGTCTGCTCCCGGTAAATCCGGGCGTACTCGGCCTTTAACTGCTCCTCGGTTTCCTGCAAGGTCATGTTCTCGATAAAACTGATCTGTGGCACATTCGCCAGTTCACTGATATTAGACAAGATCAATCACCACCTTTGGGGTCATGTTGCCGTCGTGGGCTTTGCTGTCCGTCCATTCAACGCGCACCACCCGCGCCCTCGGCTCATACATCTTGGTTTTGCGCACATACTCCGCCGCAAGCAGCGCTTGGGCGCTCTCCTGCGGGTAGTCGGTTGTGTTTATGTCAATGCCAAAATCCCGGTCTAAAGCCTGCTCCCCGGTGTGGGTGCCATACAGCACCTGCAGGTTGCGGTAAATCTCCTGCGCTTCGCTGTCGTCCACCGTACCGGCGGCAATCTCAATAACCGGGCTGTCTGCCAAAATCACACCCAGCCCTCCTTACAGGTATTCTTCAATGGTCAGGCTCACTTTACATTCCACCAGCACACCGCCTTGCAGCACGGCGTCCCATGTTTCGCTTATGCCCGTGATCTTGAACGGGTAGGGCGAAAGTGGAACCCCGCCCACCACAAACCAGTCCACGGCGCTGCTCTCCGCCATACGCTGGAAATAATCAAGCGTACTGCGCGGGGGCACACCGTCCTGCGCCCGCAGTAAAAGGTCGAATGTATAGCTTTTCAGTTTCGGGCCTACCCACTCGCTGCGGGCCTTGCCGCCCACGACTTCATGTGTTGCCCAGTCGCTCCCCGTGCTGCCTTTCAGGTTGCTGGGGGTAAAAATCTTTGTGTGGCTCACGGTGAACACGCGGCCCATAAAACTGCCTATTGCCATCTGGCACCTCCTTACGGTAACGGCGGGCTGCTCTCGCTGCCCGGCGCGGCGCTGGTGTGCTTGTGCTGCACAAGGCTGATACTCTGCACTTTCACATCACCGCTGGCACCCTCGGCGTTCAAGATCGGCGCACTCACTTCAACCTTGGTCGGGCTGGTAATGCTTATGTCGCCGCCCGCGCTTATCGTAATGCTGGCCCCGTTTATGCTAAGGGTCACATCCCCGGTCACATTGCGGGTCACGGTGCCCGTTATGGTCTGCAACACATCCCCGGTCACGGTTTGTTCCAAGTTGCCCGTCAGGGTCTGCTTTACATCCCCGGTCACTTCCTGCTCCACATCGTCAAGGTATTCTTGCTTCGTGGTGCCCTTGCGCTTTTCCTCGCTGTCGCCGCCAATATTAAACTTGAAGTCGCCGCCCGCCGATATGCTCATAGCGCTGGTGGCCTCCAAACTCATAAAGGTGCCCGCTTCAATGGCTACGGTAGTTCCGGCTACAATGCCCATACCCGTTTTGGCCTGTATGCTGGCGCTGGCACCGCTGCTTTTTAGCTGCAACTGCCCGCCCGCAATCACGCTTACCGGGCCTTTTGCCTCGTCGAAAATTTCACCGTTGCAGGTGCGCCCGGTGCGCTTGTCCACATACTGCGTGTACACGCCTGTGTTCTCGTCGTACCGGCTGTACGCCTGCCCCTTGCGGCTGGTGCCGTATTCCTTGCGGTACAGGCCCTTGTACCCCTCCGCCGGTTTGTTGGTTTTGTTCCAAACTGTGCCGGTGGTGGTGCCCGCCGCCGTGCCGTTGCTGTTGTGGGCAACGCTCACGACCTGCCCCACGCAGGGCATTTTGTATTCGCCGTTGCTCATGGCGTTTATCTGCCGTGTCACGCTCTTGCCCCGGTCAAAGTAGGTCACTTCGTAAGTTCCGGCCTCGTAGTCAATGGCACTCACGCGCCCGGTTCTGTTGGTGCTTGCCAATGCTGCGCCTCCTCACTTCGTCGTAATCCCGCCGCCCTTTACTCGAAAAAACCCGCGTCGTTCACGGCGTTTTTAATTTTCAGCACTTCGTACAGCGGCAGCCCGGTAAAGAACTCCTCCGGCAAGCCCGTTGCCATTCCGGCAAGGATACAGGCGTACAGGTAGTTGTAGCTGGTGTCCGTCACCATAAAGCCCGCGCGGGTCAGGCGGTTTTCCGCCGCGCTCTCGTTCAGGCTGTTCAGGTCTGCAACGCCGTTCAGGTCAATCTCCGTGTACTGCTTGCCCTCAAAGTAGTAGGGCTTTTCCAGCCGCATAATGTGGTTCTCGGTGTTGCTGTCCACATTCATGTACCCCATCACCATGCCGTAGATTCTGCGGGAAACGCTGCGCGGTGCCAACTTGAAAAACTCAATCGGCAGGCCGGTGGCCTTGGCAGCCAAAATGCGCACAAAGGCGGTGGTGGTTTCGCACAGCAGCATGGCGGCAGGCTCCCGCTCGTTGAAAAGCTGCCGCTGCGCGTTGATCGCGTCCTGCACGGTCAACTTGTCCAGCCCGGCAAGGTCGATCTCCGCATACTCCTTGCCCTCAAAAACATAAGGGCGGTTCAGCTTCAAAAGGTACTGGTTTTCGGTCTTAGGTGCCGTCGCCTCGGTTTTCTCCTCGGTTGCCACGGTCATATTCTTTTCTTCTGCCATAATGTACAGCTCCTTTTCAGTGTGTCAGTGCTTCTCAAAAATAAAAGCATACCCGCCTCCGGCTCATTCCGGGGGCGGGTTCATGCTCTTGGGGTTGTTTGGGTTAGATCAGGCTGCGCACCTTTGCCAGCATATCCACACCCTTGACCTTGTAAACGCCGTTCAGCTTGTCGATTTCGATAAGCTGCTCACCGTCAACCTCGATCATAATATAGGTCACTTCAACCGTGACTTCGGCCTCCATGCCCTCGCTCTTTTCGATCTTGCCGGGCTTGAACTTCTTCACGCGGGCCATCTCGACCACGCGCAGGCCCTTAAAGTCATAGCCGCCGCTCTTGTCGTACACCTGCTGCGCTGCGCGGAAAGTCAGGTTTACCACGCTCATGGGGCTAAGCATATCAACCGCGCTGGAATACAGCGTGTTAAACTGCACCGCCTGTTCAAAGCTCTCCCACTGGCCGATAGTGGGGCTGTCCACCTCACCGCCGATACCAAAGCCCTCCACGGTGCCGGTTTTCATGTTGATCTCCGGCAGGTCAACGCTGGCGGCAACGCCGATCATCCGCGTACCGTCAAGGTAGGCGTTCGCGTCGTTGATTTTCTCCGGGATATAATTGTTGCTAATCATAGCTCTGTACCTCCTTTATCAGCTCAAAGCCGTGGTCAGTGCGTCCGGGTCAAACTCGATAACATCCTCGATGTCCTCCGCCGGGGTGTAGGGGGTGATATACTGGTGGAAAGTGATCTTGCCATCCAGCAGGTCGGCAGTGGTGTTCTCCGCCTCGTCGTAGATCACCTCATAGCGGGCGCACACGCCACGGGCCACAAAGCCGTTGCCGCGCACATTCTCGCTGTCCACAATAGCCTCGATCAACCGCTTGTTGGCGGGGCTGTCCACCTTGGAAAAGTAGGTCAGGATAAAGCTGTTCGCCGCCCAAGAAAGGAAGCGCCGCACACTGAACCATCTGTCTTTCGGGTCGGTATTGCCGGGGTATGCGGCGGTGTTGTTGCCCCACAGGCGGAAACCGCTCATGTTCAGGAAAGTGGCAACGCCAAAGCCGTTCACGGTGTTGGCCTGCTCTTGGTCAAGCACAACCTCGGTGCCGTCCGCAAGGCAGGCGGCGCTGATCGCCAGCGTCTTGTTGGACGGGCTTACATTCGGGGTGTCTGCGTTCACCGCGTCAGTGTAGGCGGTCAGGGCGGCGGCCAGTGCGCTGCCGCTGTAAACCACCTCGCCCACCTTGGCGCAGGGCCACACAGCATAGGCGTTCGCGTCGCTCACGGCCTGCGCCTCCTTGCGCTGCTTCACATCGGTGTACTTGGTAGCGCCGCTTGCAGTGCTGTCAATGTCCACAATGCACACAGCCTTGAACACGCCGTTGATCTCCTTGGTCTTGGCCTGCAGGGCGGCGGCCACGGTGGCGTCCATGCTAAAGCGCGGTGCCAGCAGAATGCCCGGCGTCATGGTCAACTTGGGGTAAATCTGCCGCACCACTTCAAGGCCGGTTTCCTTGCCCGTTGCTGCGTCTACGCCGCCCACAATGTCGGCGGCCTTAACCTTGCTGGGGTCAAGTTTCTTGCCGGTCACGGTCAGGGTAGTGGCACTGGCTGCCTTGCCGCCCGCCAGCGGCACAATGTTCAGTGTGCCATCGTTGTTAAAGCTGGCCGTGTAGTCGGTGTCACGGGTCAGGGCAGTGCTGCCGCTTTTCACGGTCAGCTTGTCCAGCAGCACACCTACCGCATCCAGCACGGCAACACCGCTGTTCACCTGCACGGTGGTTTCGTCAATGTCTGCCGTGTGCTTGGCAGGGTCAAGCACATTGATAAGCACCAGCGGGCCGGTGCCAACCACACTGAACGCCGCGCTGATACTCTCGCACAGGGTATAGGCGGTAAAGTCGTTATGGTAGCCAACGGCGGCCACAGCCTCCTTGTAGTTGTACACCAGCAGCGGGGTATTCACAGCCTGCTCCGGGTGTTCCAGCATATTCACGGGCGCGGTGCCCACAACCACCTGCAAACCGGCGGTGCCGGTCACGGGGGCGGTCATACTGGTGGCCTGTTCGCTGGTATATACGCCATGTTTGTATGTAGCCATATCGGTTGTTCCTCCTTACAGTTCGTTTTTGATCTTGTTGTACAAAATGCTTTCCGCCGTGCCTGCGGTTTCCAGCGCCTTGCGCGTCTGTGCAAAGCGTTCCACCGGCACAAGCAGGTTCTTGGCCGCCGGGTGCTGCTGCACAAACTCGTCCAGCGCCGCCGGGGTGTTGCCGCTGGCGTACACGGTGTACTGCCGTGCCACGCCGCGCACGCTCGGCCCGCAGTAAACGCACGTGGTCTTGTGTTCGGTCTTTGCTTCGGTTTCCCCGGTGATCTCCGGGGTGGTGGCCGCCTCGGCGGCCTGCTCCTGTTTCTTGGTCATAGGTACTCCTTTAACTGTTCATCCTGCGTCATGGCAGGGGCCGTGCAGGTCAGGGTACACGCTCCAAAGTAATAGGGGTGCGTGTCGTCCTCCTGCAAGGCCCATGTAATCGGCTTCAAAACGGTAAACGCGCCGCCAAAGTAGGGGGCCTTGCAAACTCGCTGGATAATGTCCTCTTTGATGTTCGCCACATCCTGCCAGCCCTCACGGTCAAGGCCGGTGTCATAGGCGCACACGATCAGGCTAAAGTCCACGGTCTGCGGGCTGTCGTCGTCCTCGATCTGTCCGCCAGTCATCCGCACCACAATGTAGGGTGCCTCGGCCTTGTCGGTGTCCACATCGGCATCATCACTCTGCGGTATGGGCAAGTCCTGCTTGTAGATTTTCAGTGCCTTGCGCCCCTCTTGGCCGCAAAACAGCTTACCCGCAAACAGTTCTTTCAGCATTTCGATCAGCGCGTCTTGGCAAAGCTGCGGGGTGCGGCCAATGTCCGCCCTCGCTGCCGTCGTTGTGTGATTTCTCATGGTGGCTCACTTCTTTCCGGCTCTCGCCAATACTCGCTCAACCTGTGCCTGCAACCGTTCTTGCAGGTATTCTTCCACGCTCGGCTCAACCTCCGGCCAAATGGTGTGGTGCATGGCGGTGGCGCTGGGACTTCCCATTGTCACCAGCTTTTCCACATTGCCCTTGGCGTTCGTCCAGCGCTTGTACCTCTTGGCGGTGCGCGTATGGCTCGACTTGGAACCAATGCGCCGCTGCACCATACCCACATGGTCGCTGCTGAACTTCACCAAAAAGCCCTTGCTCATGCCGCCCGCGCCGGGCAGCGTTTTCATGCCGCTGGATTTTAATACCTTGGCTTTCCAAACGCTCGGCCCGTCCTTAAAGTCCATTCCGGTAAAGTGCGTCGGCACCGCCGGGCTGGTCTTAAAATAGCCAAGGTCGTTGCGCATTTTGGCAATGTGCAGCTCCGCCATCAAACTGCTGTTGCTGGCTTTCTTGCGCTGCACAAGGTCTTTCAGGTGCCGCCTGCCTGCGGCGTTCACGGCGTAACGGGTCTTTGCCTTGGCAACCATCAGCTTTCGCGCCTGCCGCGCTGTGGCGTTGATCGCCACTTTGGCCGCCGCCGGGGTTTTGCGTTTCAGGTCGCCAAGCGCCTGCTCTACCGTGTCCAGCCCCGCAACGGTAATGGTCAGGTTTCCGGCGCTGTAAGTAACATTGCTCACTGCCGTGTCCTTTCCATCGTCATGCGGTACACGCCGCTTTCCTCTTGGCAAAGGTTGATCGTGTAGGTGCGCTGGCTCTTGGTGCCCTTGTCAAGCACCAACTGCTTGCCAATCTTCGGCTTCGGCCCGTAGTCCTCCACCCGGATATACAGGATGGTGTGCGCCGTGTATAGGCCGGTGTCAAAGTTCTGCTTTGTCCCGGCCTCCCAATGCGCCGAATGTTCGCGCAAATCGTCGTCCTCTAAAACGATCAGCACATCTTTACCGTCAACGGTGTGGCGGTCTGCGTGTTCGTTTTCCTCAAAAAAGGCCGCGTCAATATCCGCCGCCACGCAGTCCTTGAATGTGGGCGGTGCCCACGGTGCTGCTGCCCCGCTCCCGGTATCCTGCTTTAGTTCAAACAGTGCCACGCTCTCACCTCCACAGTAAAAAGCCCCCGCCCGTCACCGGGCAGGGGGGTGCATATCAACAAACGGTGGCAACAAACCAACTGTCCACCTTGTCGGGGATGGGCAGCGGGCGGGCCTGCAATTCCAGCATACGGCGGTCAGGCTGGTGCTTCACAAAGCTGCGCAGCAGGCGGTCAGTCTGTGCCGTGACCCACTGCTGGGTGCTATCCTCAATGTAGGTGCAGGCACCATAAGCCATCATGTAGTCGGGGTGGCTGGCGATCAGCACAACCTTGTTCTCCGGCACAAGGGGCAGGGTCTTGGGGGCGGCGGGGTCAGTCCAATCGTCCAAGTACACCTCGGCGTAGGTGTAAATGTCGATGTTGGGGCTGTTCAGGTGGCCCACATACTTCACGCCGTTGGGCAGGTCGCGCGGGTGAATAAGGCCCATTTCCACGCGGCGGTTGTCCAGCATTTTGCTGATCTTCTCGTCCGCAAGGAAATTGCGCAGCGCGGTTTTGCCCATGATTGCCATGTCCACATTGGCAAAGCCGTTGGTCAGCACCTTGTCGGCCCAGTCCTCCAAGTTGTCGCTGATCTTGGCGGCGCTCTTGCCCCACTGGGCGGTGCCGGTCAGGGTTTCGGTGTTGGTAAAGCCAAAGTCGATGATCTCATTCACGCCCTCGCCAACAACGGGAACTTGCCCGGTCACAATGGCCTGCACGGCCATCCACTCCTCGCGGCGGGTGGTGGCGTCGTTCAGGCGGCTGTACTCCTCCATCAACTGCTGTGCGCTGCGCTGGGCAGGGGTTTCACCGCTGTACAGATCTTCGCCGGGCATACGGGTCATGTAGCGGTCAGCGGTGGTAATGTCGCAGGGGTTCACCAGCGGGGGCTTGTAGCTCTCGGTCTTGTAGCCGCTGGCTTTCAGCACCTTGCCGCCAACACGCGGGTGGACAAAGGCCGCCATGCGGCGATCACCTTTCACAAGGTCAATATCCACGCGCTCGGTGGTAGACTTCTTCACATTGGTAAAGAAAGTGTCACGGAAAAAGGTATGCACAGGCGGTGCCTGTCTTACGACCTCCGCAAGATAACGCGGGGTATAAATATTTACTTCGTTTGCCATGTTGGTTGCTCCTCCTTACTTCAAAAAGATACCGATGTTGCGCAGGGCAACTTCAATGTCGGCGGCGGCAACGCCGTCAGGCAGGGCCAGCCCATCCGCGAAAAACTCACCCGTCAGGTAAACCACCGCGTCCTCACCGCTGGCGGCGTCCTCGGCGGCAATGCCGTACAGGCCGGTCACATTCAGTGCGTTGCTGCCATCCACGGCGGCAAGGGGCTTTACCTTGCCACCGTCCAGCAACACAAGGTTATGCGCGGCAATCGCAGCGCTTGCCTCCTTGGCGGCGGTCACAATGCCTACCGTGGTGCCCGCAATAAAATAGTCGGGCGTGGTGGAATAGGTCTTTTTCGCCAAATCCATGCTCATAGTCTTATCCTCCCTTACTGCTTCTTGCCAAGCCCTTTAAGCGCATCCATGAACTCGTCGGGCTTCTCACCGCCGGTGGGGGCGGGGGCACTGCCCACGCTGTTCACGCCGCTGGCGTTTGCGCCCTGCTGCATGGTGTTCAGCCAAGCCGCGCCCTGCTCCTTGGCGTTCTTCATGGCGGCCTTGGCGTAGTCGCTGGCGCTCATGGGCTTATCGTACTTGGCCTCGTTGGTGATCTGCTCACTGCCGGGCAGGGCCATTTCCTCAATGTCGCGGATACGCTGCCGCTCCGCATTGGTAGCCCGCAGCGCCGCCGCCTGTTCGATCTGGTCAACCAGCGCGGGGTAAGCACCGCGCAGCTCGTCCACGGTCTTGATCTCGTTTGCCATGTTCGTGTCCTCCTTATGGCTGTTGTTTCCCGGCTGCTCCGCCGGGGTCGGTGTATTTACAAAACCGCTGGCGGCGGGGGCTGCTGCCACGCTGTTCTGTACAAATTTGGGTGCCTTATCAAAAGGCAGGTTCATGTTTACGCTGTTCACAAACAGCAGTCCGCCCCGGTTCTCCACAACGGTTTTCTCTCCGTCGTCCACCAGTTCGTCCACAAAGCCGTTGGTCTTAGCCTCCTCGCCCGTCCACCAGCTTGTAGCGTCCATCCACGCGGCCACTTCGTCCTTTTCCCGGCCCGTCTTTTTGGTGTACAGGTTCAGGATGTTTTCGCGTATGGTATTCAGCGCACCAATGTACTGCTGCAGGGTCACGGCGTCGGCAAAATCAAAAATGCCCATCCGTACCGGGTGTATCATGTAGGTGCTGTCATTGGCTGCCACCACCTTGTCGCAGTGGCAGGCAATGATCGTGGCGGCGCTGGCACACAGCCCGTCAATGCGGGCCGTTACCTGCGCGGTGTGCTGTTCCAGCAAATTGCCAATGGTCTGTGCAGCAAACACATCACCGCCGCCGGAATTGATACGCACTGTCAGGCTCGTCAGCGCCCCCAGCGCGTTCAACTCGTCGGCAAAGGTCTTGGGGGTCACTTCGTCGCCCCACCAACTGCTGTCCGAAATATCGCCGTACAACAGCAGTTCCGCGCTGTCTGCCGCTTGGTTTCTAAACTGCCAAAACTTCTTAGGCATTGTCATTCCTCCTGTTGCCCGCCGGGCGGCTTTGCCTGCGGGTTCGTGATCTCGTCAACCTCCCGCTTGCGCTTGGCTTCAATCACGCGCTGGCGGATATTGCGGTTATAGTCGCCGCCGGTCATGGTGGCCGTTTCCTCCTGCGCCGTGCTGAATCCGGCGTCCACACGCTTCACAGCGGCGTCCACCTCCTGCACGGGGTTCAGGTTGGTGCGGGCCGGGCCGTTCCACGCACAGGCTGTGTATGCCTTGCGGATTGCCGGGTCAGCAAAAAAGCCCGGTGCCGCAATGCGGCCCCGCGCCACTGCCTCGGCAAACCATTCCTCGTAGATCGGCTGGCAAAAATCATCGGTGAACCAATCGCGCTGCATACTGCAAGTGCGCCAAAACTCGTTCAGCGCACCACGCGCCGCGCTGTAACTCGTCGTAAACTGCTTAAACAGCACCTCCGGCGGGATTTCCAGCGCCGCGCCGATCTGCCGTATCAGCGCATTGGTAAAGGCGTCATACCCGGTGTTCGGATGCTTGGGGTCTGCAAACTGCACATCCTCGCCGGGGTTCAGGCTCAAAATAGCGCCGGGGCCAAGTTCAATGCTGCTTTGGTCTTGCGCGTCGATCAGCATATCCGGCGGCAGCATTTCGCCAAACGGGCGGGCGTCGCTTGCCACGCCCTGCTTCACAAACACGGTAAACATGGCACTAAGCACCGTCGCCGTGATTTCGGCGTCCGTGTAGCGGCCCAACTGTTTCATGGCTTCCAGCACCGGGGCCAGCATGGGCACACCGCGCCGCTGTCCGGCCCGCTCCCGGTTCATCACATGAAGTACATTCCGCCGCCCGGTGGTCTTGGTGTAGGCTTCAACCCGCGTCCAGTGCGGCCCGCCGCTTGTGTAGGCGTTGCTTGCCAGAGGGTGGCGGTCACATACCCAGTAGGCTACCACCATGCCGTCGGCGTCCGTTTCCACGCCCTGCACAAGGCAATGCACATCATGGCCCTGCACCGTGCAGGGCACCAGCCGGTCAAAGCCGTCCGGGCTGCAAACCCGGTCAGCCTCCACCAACCTCACCCGCAGGCTGTACGGCTGCCCGGTCTGCTCCTTGGTGGGCAGCAGCACAATGGCGTCACCATTCATGGCATAACTCAAAAAAGTTAGCTGTTGCAGTTTGTAAAAGTTGTCCACCCGGTCAGCGTCGCACACCGGCGTGTCCGCCCAAAGGGCAAACTCTCGCACGATCTGCGCTTGCAGTTTTTCGGCGTCCTCCTGGGTCAGCCCCAGAAACTCCGCGTCGATCTGCGGCGCAGGCATAAGTCCGCCTGCAATCACATTCGTGCGCATGGTTTTCAGCGCGGCGCTGGCCGTTGGGATTCCCATGTAGGCGTCGCGGCTGCGCTGGCGCAGTATGTCGATATTGTCCTCAATATCTTCCTTGGCGCTGCCACCGTAAAACTCCCACCCGCGCAAGGATTTCTTGGTCAGGTTTGCCCCGTAGTTGCCGTACCCGCTGTCAATGATTTTCAGCGCGGCGCGGGCGGCTGCCCGCTTGGCGGCGTGTACCGGGGCCACGGCGGCCACGGCTCTGTCAAATACATTCACGGTGTCGCCCTCCCTCACACATCACGGGCAACAAAGTGGTACAGGCGG